TACTAACATTACAATTTGTAATATCAAATGTGGTTTCATCGTCAAAAGTCTCGATATTTTGCACAATAGGATTCATATTTGTTTATGTTTATATATAATATTATTGTTTTAAATTTAAATCAATTTTGTTTCTCTCTATAAATTAAATGATTTCATCAACAAGAACAAAGAGAAGAAAAACAACAGGTGGAAAAACACATAAAAGACACAATAAGAATAAATTATCATATTTAAAAACATTTATTAAAAAAATGTTTACACTTCAATTAACTCTTAAAATGGTTCATTGGACAACAAAAAGTCATGCAGTTCATAAAACAACAGATGATGCTTTAGATAAAGTGATGCCATTAATAGATAGTTTTGTGGAAACATTTTTAGGAAAATATAAATTTGGGGTTATAAAACAAAATATAATAAAAAACATCGATATAGAGAGCGTAAAAACAAAAAAAGAATTAAATTTATTTATAGATAGATACGTTAAATATTTGACTTCGTTAGAAACATTAAACAATAATAATAACAACCAAGACTTATTAGGAATAAGAGATAATTTATTAAGTGAATTAAATATTTTACGTTATTTAGTGCATTTAGAAAAGTAATATAATAGTATAATGTCAGCAATATTATTTTATAGCAATTATTGTACCCATTGTCAATTAATTTTGCAGCATTTATCAAAGAGCAAGGTTAAAGACGGCATTCATTTTGTGTGTATTGACAAACGTATAAAAAGAAATAATGAAACCTATGTGGTTCTAGAGAATCATGAAATGTTTCTTCCACCAAATGTAAAAAGTGTTCCATCATTATTTCTAATGAATAGAGGTAATGCTGTTGTAGAAGGTGATGAAGTGTTAAGTTATATAATAGATAGGACTGAGGTAGAAAATGCAAAGGCTACAAATAATAATGGAGAGCCATCCCCATTTGGAATAAATGATTTTGGAAGTATAGTAAGTGATAATTATAGTTTCTTAGAGCAAAGTGTAGATGATATGATGGCAAAAGGAAATGGAGGTATGCGACAAACCCATAATTATGTATCAGTAAATGATAGTGCAGCAATAGAAACACCACAAGATAATTATAAGGCAGATACAATAAATAACCAAGGTGTATCAATGGATAAATTATTAGAAAAACGAAATAATGAAATACCTGTTCAAAAAAGAACAGCCTTTTAATTACATAAATAAATTAATTAAATAATAACTTAAAGATACAAACAATTATTAATACATATGTCTGTATTGAAAGCTTTTAATGAACATTTGATTGAATTGTTGGGTGATATCTCGAATACATTTCCAGAAGATAGAGATATTAAAAAGGCTAAATCTGCATTAGAAATGCTTAAAAAAGCCAATCCAAGAGCAATGATTATCATTTGGAAATCACATATTACAGAACCATATGGAGACCATATTGACAACGGTGATATTAGTTTCTTTATTAATAAAGATTACACATTTGACCTCGAGGGCGCCGATAATAATTCACATATTTTGGATAGTATTAACAGACTGCGTGGTCCTGTTAAATCAATGGGAGAAGATAACCAGAAAAAGACCATGAAATACATCCAAAATCTCACAAAATTGAGTAGAATGTATCAATAATTTAAAACAAATATAAATATATTATTATTTAAATAGAACAATACATAATTATATATATGAATTCTGATAAAATCTTATTTGAATTTTGTAAAATTATTGGTGAATTTATTCCTGACTTGTTAACAACATTTCCAGAATTTAAAGATAATTTAGATGATGGTATTATTTTAGCACTCCAATATGCTAAGAAATTTAAGGATGATACTGCTAATAAAGTCAACGAAAAAGCTGCCGCGTCGGCAGAGGGTGGTTCAGAAACAAACACACAAACTATTGATTCGTCTTTGGTTGAAAATGCACCTTTGGTTGAACTATTAGACCATTGTAAAGCTAAATTCCCCAAATATTTCTTTGATATTCTTTATCAAAATGGTGATATGTTTGATAATAAGAATGATACAGAATTTTTACCAAATATTGAGTTTTCAAAGATTTGGAGTGAGAATATTTCAGATAAGACGAGAGAAGTTATCTGGAAATATCTCCAGTTGCTAATGTTAACATTAATGCCAGATGTTAATGATGAGAGTAGTTTTGGTGATACAGCACGATTATTTGAAGCTATTGACGAGACAGAATTTAAAAATAAATTAGAAGAGACAATTGAATCAATGCAGGGTATGTTTGATGTTAGTAATAACCCACTTAATATGAATACAACAGATATATCAAATAATTTACCAAATCCAGATGATATTCACAATCATATTAATTCCATGTTAGGTGGAAAGTTAGGAAAATTAGCACAAGAAATTACAGAAGAAACAGCAAAAGATTTGGATATTAATTTGGAGGATACAGGAGATATATCAGATGTCAATGGTTTGTTTAAGAAATTATTTAAAAATCCTGGAAAATTAATGAATATTATCAAAAATATTGGTGGAAAAATAGATAATAAACTTAAATCAGGAGAGATTAGCCAAGATGAATTAATGAAAGAGGCGTCATCTATGCTTAAAAATATGGATAAAATGCCTGGTATGGGAAATATAAAATCGATGATGCAGAAGTTTGGAATGCCAAAAGGTACGGGTTCAAATATTAATATGAATGCATTTCAATCACATATGTCTCAAAATATTAAGAGTAATCAACAGCGTGAACGTATGTTAGAGAAATTAAAGAAGAACAAAGAAGAAAAGGAAGAAAAGGAAGAAAAACAAGTAAAGGTGTTTAGTAGTGGTGAAGTTCCAGAGAAAAGCACAAAAAATGATAAACCAAGTAAAAATAATAAAAAGAGCAAAAGACGAAAGAATAAAAATAAAAAATGATATTATAATATATTATGACCGAGAAATTTTGGCTATCTGATCCATATATATTGCTGAATAATGATAAGATATTAGATTTATTTCCTTCATCATTTAAAAATTTAAATGCTAATTTAAATGCTTTAACAAGATTAATGTTACTAATTTCTCTTATTTCATATGCTTTAACTCGTTCAAGTGAAATAATATTATATCTAATCACGTCATTAGTTGTGATTGTTTTATTTTCAAAATATAAATCAAATAAATCCTCCGAAAAAAATGGTAAATTGAAAGAATCATTTAATAATCCAGATAAATATAAGGAGAATTTGAAGGATATTAAACAGGATTTTACAACACCAAATAAGAAAAATCCAATGATGAATGTTATGTTATCTGAGATACATAAGAAACCTGTTAGAAAATCAGCATTACCTGCATTTGAACCAACTGTGGAAAAAGATATTAATGATAAAGTTAAGGATAATTTAGACCCTAGATTATTCAAAGATTTAGGGGATAACATGGTTTTTGAACAATCAATGCGAAATTTTTATACAACAGCAAATACCGATATTGTAAATAATCAGAGAGCATTTGCTGAGTTTTGCTATGGCAATAATGAATCATGTAAAGGAGGTGATGCAAGTGAATGTTTGAAAAAAATCGAAAGACATATTCTGCGATAATTTATCAAAAAAAATATTGTCATATTTATATATGGCTAGTGTTTATAATTATACCTTTGATAATTTATCTCGTTTAGGCGATGATGTATGTTATAATACAGAGAGACAGAAACAGAATACTTCTTATGGTAGCTATAATATTACCAATTATTTTGCAGATAATTGTGGTATGGAGTCTACTATGGCGTTTGCAACCAGTCAACCTAATGTTTTTATAAAAGGAGGTTATGGTAATAGTGGTGCCGGTGGGTGCAATGTTGATTCTGATTCAATGTTAAAAATCGGTTCAGAACAAAATAAATCCAAATGTAGAATTAATCTCTATACAAGACCTTTTTTGACTGTGCCATATTTAGGTAGAGGAAAGAGAAATCCTTTTGAGGAATCCAGACTGCAACAGGGAGACTATGTGAATAATAAGAAAAGTTGCAATACTTTAAGTGAAAAATCACATATAGGTTATAGACATACTCCTATGATTCCACAACTAAAATCTTCAATTACTAATCCTGCTAATTTTGTTGAAGGAGCAGCATCAGAAGGTTGGATTAGAGGTGGATTACCATCCAGAGAATTAATTCGTGACCAGGGTTATTTACAAAATAAGCATTAAATTAAGGTTTACAAAATTAAAATACTTAAAGATATTTATTATTGTTATATTATCAAATGGATATTCATTCATTATATAATATTGAGGTTATTGTTAATTATAAAGATTTTCAAAAATCAGATGATACAACTAGTGATAATGACAATGATATTGAACCAGATACAAAATATAGAGAGATGTTATTAAAAACATTTAATCTCTCCATTGATGATTTTGATTCTTTGATTGATAAGGTAGATTTAATGTATGAATATATAGAAAGTCAAAGTTCACTATTTACAACACAACAATATGATTTGTTTAATAAAATCTTAGTTAAAATGGCTGGACAATTTATGTCTGAGGATAAAAAATACGGGATATTAGTAATGTTTAGTTATGATTATTTTGATAAAACTCATATGTTTTTGAGAGATTTGATTCAAAATAAAATAATTAACAATGACATTTTAGAAGAACTCGAAAATAATATATCTCAATAATATAATGGCTTCCACACGAAATAAGAATACTTATGCTGATTTTAATTTATATAAAAGAGAGAATGATAGAATATTCGATAATAGAATATATTCAAAACGACGAATTGCAGAGACTACAATGTTACCATGTGCAGGAATTAATGTAGGACATATGCCAAACACTGTATTATCTGAGAATGCAACAGATATAGAAAGTCGATTATATGGTATTAATTCAACTAATTTAGTAAATCCACAGAAATTAATAACACCAAAATTAAAGTCGATGCCATCTATTGCTTTTTTTGAGAGACCTAAGGTTTTCTTACCAGAACCATTAGTGATCGAAGATAACCAACGTCCAATTAGACCATAAATTCAATATGATATAATAATTAAAATACTTTTATTATATTATAGTATAGTAATATGGCATTTACAAGATTTAATTATGATACGTGTAGGACAAATAAATTATTACAAGAATCAACCGGTCCAGGTAGATATATACTTAATAAACCAGGAAACGGCACATCAATGCCTTTTTTTGAAGACCCTCATATACGAATGACAGAATGGGGTGCAAATCTAATAATTCCCAAAAGTGGTGCACCTATTGATATTGCTAGTGATTTAGATGGGCGAACACGAAAAGCAAGCAAATTTTGTACAACATCTAAATTTCCAAATTCAGGAGTTGTTGGTGGATATCCACAGAGTAAAAGATATAAAGTTCAAAAATCTTTTACAGATGAAACAAGAACAACACATCCAGCTTGGAAATATAGAGATTTAGAACAAACACGATGGGAATATCCTTTATTAAATCCACAAGAGAATGTTTGTAAAAATTTCCATAATAATGTAAGCACACGAATTTTAGAAAAAGATTATTATGTTACAAAATCTCCTTGTTCAATAAAATAAAATAAATTATATTTAAATATATATAATGGCTGAATTAGCAATTGGATTAACTTTATTAGGAGGAATGTATATAATATCGAATAAAGATGAAAAAACTAATGAAAACTTTACTGTTAATAGAGAAAAACACGGCTCTAGAAGTAGAATGTTAGAAAATGATAAGCGTAATTTACAAGAAAATAATTTTCCAACTAATGGAAAAACTGAATTAATTAAGGATAACAATTATTACCCTAACGCTAATAATGCAATGGATAAATATTTTGATCAAAGTCAATTCCAAGATGAAATAAATGATGGTAATAAATATAGCTCATTAACTGGTAATATTGTTGAAAAGAAAGATCTAACCCATAATAATATGGTTCCGTTTTTTGGTTCAAAAGTTAAGGCATCCGCAGATAGAAATGTAAATGAGAGTCGACTTGATAATATGATGGGTAATGGTTCACAACATTTTAGTAAAAAAGAGACAGCACCATTATTTAAACCCCAAGAAAATATGCAATGGGCACATGGTACACCAAATACAACAGACTTTATCAAAACACGTATGAATCCGTCTATTAATATGAAAAATGTGAAACCATTCCAAGAAATTCGTGTTGGACCAGGTCTTAATGAGAAAGGAGGTGTTCTTGGTAGTGGTGGATTTAATGCAGGTATGGAAAATAGAGATAGTTGGAAACCTAAGACCGTTGATGAATTAAGAGCTAAAACAAACCCCAAAACTACATATGGAGGTGTAATATTAGGAGGTAAATCAGCAGTTACAAATCGTGGGATTATTGGTAATGTTGAGAAATATAGACCAGATACATATTATGTTAATGGACCCGAACGATATTTCACAACAACAGGCCAAGAAAAAGCACAAACCGTACGATCTAGACAAATAATGCCCGAAGAAAATAGAGAGAGCACGTCAACATCATATTATGGCGTGAGTGACCAAGCTGGTGCAGAGGCAAGTTATGTTCCTGGTTCATATGCTCCTGCTAAACGTGCGGTTCTTGACTCAAATTCAAAACATATATCGAATGTTAGCGCAGTTAATAGAAAAGAAGCAAATAAGGGTGATTATGGTATTCAAGGATATTCATCAAGTGTATTGCCAAATAATAGAACACTAACAACAAATAGACAACCTGAATATGGAGGTGTTTCATCTTTTGCAAAGGCTTTATTCTCTCCTTTAATGGATGTATTAAGACCTTCAAGAAAGGAAAATGTAATAGGAAATATTAGAAGCAATGGAAATGTAGGACATGGACAGAATAAAGCAGCTTATGTTTATAATCCAAATGATAAAGCAAGAACAACGATTAAAGAAATGACAGAGGAGAGAAAGGCACATAATTTTATTAATAATCAAACAGATAAAGGTGGATTTGGATATTTAGTTAATGATAAACAACCAGTTCAACAAGAGAGAGATTCAACAAATATTAATTATGGTGGTAATCCAGGTGGTTCATACGGAAATACAGAAACAATGGTTTATGATGCAGCATATAATGCTAATTTGATTGATAAAGCACCGATTATAAAAGGACGTAATCCACAGGGTAGCAATGTAAAGATGTTTAATGGTCAATCACATACAAATATAAAGATTGATAAATTAGAAACAGACCGATTAAATAATAGACAATTCGTTCCTCAGCAAATTACATCTGCACCCCCATCTCATGACCGTTATGGACAAGTTACATCACGTAGTGAATATGGACAAGATATAAACACACAACGTAATACTAGTGATATTTTAAGTGCTTTTAGAAATAATCCATTTACAAAACCATTAGATAGTGTAGCATAAATACTTAAACATACTTTTATAGTATTAATTATTGATGGATATTATAAAAGAAAAACTCAATAAATTTATTGTTAAAAAAAAAATACCACATATCTTATTTCATGGAAATACAATACAATTAAATATAGAGATAATGAGATATCTACTAGATAAAATATATGATAATAAATTAGATGAAAAAACAAACACAATATATGTTAATTGTGCTTATGGAAAAGGTATTAAATTTATAAGAGATGAATTAAAATTTTTTGCAAAAACAAATATATCAATTGATAATTCAGATAACAAAAAAAGTATTTCAACATTTAAATCTATTGTTTTGATTAATGCTGATTTTTTAACAATTGATGCTCAATCTGCTCTAAGACGTTGTATTGAGCTATATTCACATACAACACGTTTTTTTATGGTTGTTTTAAATAAAGATGCTATCATTAAACCAATTATTTCCAGATTTTGTGATATATATATACCATCCAGTAATAAAATTACATATTCTCAACAACAAACCATAAATACTCGAAATGCTAAAATTAGATATATCAAAAAGATATTTAAAGAGTTGGATAATAACAAAACATTCGAATATTTAGGTAAAGATATTTTTGATTTAACCGAAGATTTATATAATAGGGGTATTTATTATTTTGATTTTATTGAATGTATACAAAGTTCATTACGTGATGATATTGTAAAATATTCATTAATTACATATATTAATAAAATTAGAGGAGATATTAAAAATGAAAAATCACTAATAATGAGTATATTAAATTTATATTGGGTGCGTCATAGTTTAGAAATAGAAAATATACATACTAATTAAATATACTAATGGATGATTTTAATTTAAATACTTTAACCGAATCTAGAAACGAATATTCTGCGTTATTTATTAATAAAATTACACCATGTATAATGCAAGGAATTCACTCAATATTTAATGAAGCGTGTGATTTGTGTATTCAAAATGACGAAGATGAAAAATATTTAATGACATTTCAGAATTTTCTTGGTCGTGTTACAAAATGGAATTCAGAAATTATATTGAGAGAAACCGAACGCATTATTAAAGAAAGTAATTGTAATTATCTAGAAGATTTGCTTACTTGTATACATATCACACAACTTAAAATATTAACAAATGTTAGAGTTGGAACAGCTCAAAAAAAGGTAACTATTGATATTCCCAAATTAGATTCTTTTATTCATAAATGCTATATTGAAGTTGCTAGAAAGTTATATAAAAGCGTTTTCTTATATGATCGTAGCGCAATCCCTTTATTACGCCAAAAAAATATGCGTGAAATTGAACTTATTATTAAGGAATGTATTTTAAATGTTGTTCGAAATAATATGCCTATTGAAGAAATATTAAAATCATATTTGGAAGAAAGTATTGAAGAGACAGTTGATGAGGAAAAAACAGAGATGAAAGAAGTTGAAGAAGAGATTGAGGATGAAGTTAAAGATGAGGTTAAAGAAAAGGTTAAAGAAAAATTACCTACACCTGATATTTCACAAAATGTTGTTGATGTACCTTTGAAAATAAATACTAATAAAACAGACACTCCTGATAGTGGTAAATTAAAATTTAATGATACAGATTCAGTTGTAAGTTATGATAATTTACAGGATTCAGCATCTATATCGACAACACCTATTGAATCGCATAACGCACCTAAGGATATTAAACGATTAGAAATGATTAGTGATGAAAGAAATAAGGAGAGAAAAGAAGAATATGATAGTGATGATAGTGATGATAGTGATGATGAATCAACCGAAACACTAAATATTCTAGATGATGCAAATGTTAAACTAGATATTGAAAAGATTGAACCAAAAAGTATTCAATTAAAAGATGATTTATTATTGGATGATATCGAAGTTTTAGTGTAATGTGCGTTTAATAAATAATTAAATTTGTATACATATATTTTAAATGAATACAAATTTAGTGTCTGTAATTATTTCTTTAATATTTGCTTTGATTAAATATTTAGAAATGAAATTTATTACAAAAGAACCAAGAGGTTTTAAATTGTTTTTTAGAGATATAGTTGGTGTATATGTTTCTTGTATGTCTGGATTTTTATTATTAAACTTTATTATTCCATTAACATCTGAATCATCATTGGTTCCAAATGTATTTGTGAATGATCCCGATTTTTAAACTACACATATGATGGAATTTTATCAATATCAACGACAACACTTGATTTTTTCAAATGTCTTCGTGAACTTTTAAGTCTAGAGAATAATGGGTTTTTCAATTGATTTTCTGGAGTGTGTTTTGTTACACTTCGTGTAATCATTTTATAAAGTTTAAATCCAGGATATCTCTCCTTATCATTATCTTTATATAATATATTTTTCTTATTATCATCTTCACACCATTCTTTAATTAATTTACTAAGATTATCTTCACAATCTTTTGTATCTTTAATAGAATCAAAGAAAAAATCAAATAGAGAACACCCTAATCGACATAAATCAAATGCCTGATTTGGCTTAACTAATGGTTTATCTTTATTATAATATTCTCCAAAGTTGAATTGTGTTCCAGCATCTTCATTTTTATGATAACTGTCACTAACAATTAGTTTACCTTTAAAAGTATAAATTGCACGCCCAAAATCAATTATTTTCCATATTTTACCAAATGTTCTAACCTTGTAATATTCTTTCTTATACTTGTAAAAAACAAATTCCTCATCAGTTTCATTATACATAATATTATTTGTATGTAAATCATTATGTGTAAAATCAAATACTTTTTGATATAATAGTAATGAAAAAATAATCTGCGAAAATATACATACCCATTCATCATCACAAACATCACATCCATTCATATAATCATCTAATGTTTCAACTAATTTTTCTTGACAAATAACTTGAACTGGTATTTTTTTTATAGTTGCATTTATAACATCATCTGATAATGTTGAATATGTATCACTATCTGTATCACTACCACTTTCACTACCTGTGTTGACACTTTCACTATTTTCATTACCACTATTATGTGATGTGGCTGATGTTCTTGATGAACAATTAGATGAACTAGACGTATCACAATCCTTTCCTGAATTATTATCAAGTTCTTTATGTTCAGGTAGATTAAATTCAAAAACCAATTCATTATCACTAATATCGACGTCTTGTAAATCAATAATATTAGTAGATGGATTTTCACATACAAAAATATCATTAATGGATGGATCAATAGTATCTATATGTTGTACATGATCTAATGTTTCAATTTCCGCACTTTCATCAATATTTAAGGGTAATTTATTCTTTCTTGATTGAGATTTGAATAACTCCTGATATTCTTCATCAATTGTAAATATTTTTCCCGAATTTTCAAAAAAATAATTGGAATCTGATAAATACTCGATATCCTCAAAAATATTAAATTTAAAATTATTCTTAATTCCAAGAAATGATCCATAATATTCTTGTCCATTAATAAATCCGTGTGAATCTTTCAATTTACTTGATAAATAAGAGAAAAATCCATCAACATACGAAACATTGTTTTTTCTTAACATTCTCTCTTGTACATGATTTAAATCATTATTCTTGACATCATCTAATGTAGGAAGTGTATATATTTGTTCATCTGTATTATTACTATATTTTCCATACATATATTTAACAGGATCAATTAAAGGAGAAAATTTGAAAAACGATTTTAATAATTTATTATTTGCTTTGATAGTAAAAGTATTTTCAGAATCAGTTTCTCTAGAATAAATATTTTGAATATGTTTAGAATTGTTTAAATTAATAGAGTTCCAATTTGTTTCATTTAGAGAGAAGAATGTATTATACAACGGAATGTAATTTTGTGGATGTTTTAGATTTGTTAAATCTTCTTTTTCAAATTCGCTAAATAATACACTATTTTTATTCTTTTTATATGACAAATCAAACATTTACGATTTATAAATATATTTAAATGCTATTTTTAACTCATTTTAATTAACAACATTCGTTTAAATGTTAAATTATTATTCTTTCATTTTTTAAAATATAATGTCTGCAGGAATGAATTTAGAATTAAAAAAATTTAGTATGAAAAGTATAAGTTTTAATCCGAATGAGACAAAAGGTCCTGTAATCGTATTGATTGGGCGGCGTGATACGGGAAAGTCTTTCCTTGTTAGGGATTTATTATATTATCATCAAGATATCCCAATTGGAACAGTTATTAGTGGAACAGAAGCAGGTAATGGATTCTATGGTCCAATTGTTCCCAAATTATTTATTCATGACGAATATAATACTAGTATTATAGATAATATTCTAAAACGACAGAAAATGGTTTTGAAACAGGTTAAAAAGGAAAAAGCATCATATGGACGTTCAAATATTGATCCACGAACATTTGTAATTTTAGATGACTGTTTATATGATGCTGGATGGGCACGTGATAAAGTAATGCGTCTATTGTTTATGAATGGTCGTCATTGGAAAATTATGTTGATTATTACAATGCAATATCCACTTGGTGTACCACCAAATTTAAGAACTAATATTGATTATGTATTTATCCTAAGAGAGCCATATATTACAAATAGGAAACGCATTCACGAAAATTATGCTGGTATGTTTCCTACCTTTGAAAGTTTTTGTCAAGTAATGGATCAATGTACAGAAAATTATGAATGTTTGGTAATTAATAATAATTCAAAGAGCAATAAATTAGAAGATCAAATTTTCTGGTATAAAGCACAATATCATGAAGATTTCAAATTAGGTTCAAAAGAATTTTGGGAATTATCAAAAGATATTGGTAGTGATGAAGAGGAAGAATTATATGATCCGACAACAGCAAGAAAACGTTCTGGACCAAGAATAAATGTCAAAAAGACCACTAAATGGTAAGAAATAAGTATTTGAATTTCTAAAACATATTATATAATTGTTTAAATGTAATTATATGATATCTGTATATTTAATCAGAACCCTTCTTGTCCTTGCTGGTTAAGATATTGTCACCCTCAAACAACTCCTTTTTGATGTCAGCACTGGTTGTATTCTCATTGTTTTTAAGCAATGCACTTTCAACAGTGCTTGTTCCATGAACACCAACGAGATTTCCCTCATCGTCAATAGTTTGTGTCAATTTAACACCAGTTTCCTTCGCCTTTTTAATATTATCCTCAATTGCCTTCTTCTTACTATCCTTAACACGTGACTCGAATTCCTGTTTTGCCTCTTGTTCGTTCTTGTTCTTATGACTCATCAACTCATTCAATTCCTTCTCCAAATACTCGACACGACCAGTCTTATATGCCTCTGGCTCCCATGGCATCCATACACCAACAGGTCCAACAAAAATATCATGATTGGGGTCAACCTCTCTCAACATTCTACATCTAAGTTCAGCCTCTTGTTGTGTGTCAAATGAACCTCTAATTTTCAATCCTCTAACGCTAGTTTGAAAGTTATTTGACTCATTAAATTCCTTATCCAATTCATCACCCCTCGCATCAATAAAATTCTTATAATCATCGACAATATTTGTTTGAATTAGTGAGTCCTTTTCGCTCTCAACAAACTCCTCATAATCTTTCATAACAGAATTAAAATCAATATCATATTTATAACATACGAAATTCATAAACTGTTGGTATTTTAGCATTGATTTATTGAAATCAAAATACTTTAGGAATTTTTCAAACAAAAACAACTCTTTAGCCTTCAAAATTTTATCTGGTGAAACAAAAGATACACACGCAAATTTTTGTCCAGCAATTGGTTTATCTTCATCCAATAGATCGATAAATTTAGCACTATTTTTATTTTCCATTATTCTATATTAGATATACACGAGTATATTTTAAGTAATTTAACGAATATATTATATAATATTACAATTATTTTTTTCTATATAATTATTATATAATGTCTTTAGTTAATATGTTTGACTTAGGTGAATTAGTTCGTCGTGCTATTAAATATCTCGTTGAAGGTCTTATGGTTGCTCTTGCCGCATATGCTATTCCTAAACGTTCCATGAATATGGATGAGATCGCATTAATTGCGTTAACTGCTGCTGCCACATTTACTATCTTGGATACCTATCTTCCTAGTTACGCTGTTGGTGCTCGTAATGGTGCAGGTATGGGAATTGGGTTCAACCTTGTTAACTTCCCTGGTTAAGTGAAATTACATCTTGTTTAGGTAAAACTATATATGTTTGAATTTAGATAATTTAGTTATTTAAATTGAAACTATATTAAACATAATTATATCTTTAAATAAATATGAAAATACAGGTTATATCAGATACACATTTAGAATTTTATAAAGAGATTAATTAGCAAAATATAATTTTGCCAAATTGTGACTATCTATTTTTAGCTGGTGATATATGCAAAATTGGACATATTAATTATACAAAATTTCTTCAATATTGTTCTGACAATTGGACTAAGACATTTGTTGTTTTAGGTAATCATGAATATTATAATTCTAGAAAAACAAATGATGTTCTTCTCTCCAAATATAGAGAGTTATTTGAATTATTTGATAATGTATTTCTTCTAGAGAAGGATATATTAGAATTAGATGATTGGGTAATAGTTGGATGTACTCTATGGTCACATATTGTTAATAAACAATTAGGTGTTGTCAATTGCACACATCAAATAAAAAAATATATGGTTCCAAACAAAAATAATAGAAAGGTTCCTATTGGTATTGATACCTATAATCAATGGGGTATTGAAAGTAAAGAATGGTTAATTAAAACAATAAATAATCCAAGATATAAAAATATAATTATTCTTACACATTATCCAATTACACATAAAAATATTGTCTCTATATCTGGTCATACTCATTTTAGTCATGATTTCATACATAATAATATTCGATATATATATCCAATCAAATGGGTTATAAAGAAGAACTGATTGATTCTCATACAAATTATAATTATGAATGTTTATATACTATCTAATCAAGTGCCAACATAACTTCTTCAATTTGACCAATTTTTAAATCACCAAGTCCAATATTGTATTTATTAAATAAATCATTTGCGTTATGTTCTTTGCAGTTAGAGTCATAATATACAATATATGGTTCAAACATACTATAATCATCAATTGTTTCATCAATTGGGTTTTGATTTTGTTCTAATTTATTGAATAATGAGGAGAGATTATTCAAATACTTTTCGATAGTGTCAGTATATACATACATATTATGCTTTCCTTTAAAGTAAAAGTTGTAATGTTTAAGTTCTTCATGTTGTACTTTAACATTTGTATATGAATAAACAGTTATTGCATTCATAATTTTATAATGTGATTTTTGTTCGTTCAATTGTGTTTTTTGTTTCATCATTTTTTATTTATAGTGATTTAATTATTTTAATAATATTTATATTATCTTCAATTTTTTAAAGGTAATTATGGCGTCGAAATAAATTCCCAATTCAATTCCTTACAAATTTTTTTCCATATTTCATCTTGTTCCATTCGTTTAATTGGGTCTTTTAACATATAAAAATGTTGTAAATATCTATCTTCATCTAATAATTCACATAATTTATATAATACATAATAATAATTCAAAAAATTAACACGCTGTGATGGACAAAATTTTGCGTATGGTTTCTGAATTTCTAAAAATAAATTACATAATTTAGCTTCTAATTCATATGACATTGTTGGAGGTTTTATTCCTAATTTTTCTTTAATAAAAGGTATATGCTCATAATATTTATTATATCCTAAGTTTTTAAGAATTTGTTTTGTTTTTTCATTTGTTAATTGATGTTTACCTATTCTCTCTCTCTTTATTTTTTCTTTTATGTTTTTAATAATATTATCATCAATATGTGTGCTTTCTTTGGCTTGGAATTGTGCCAATATTTCTCTAAAATGATTAATACGTTTATACGCATAAAAATTAACCTCCTTTGGTGGTTCTTTATATGATGGTTTTTCATGTTCAATTAAGTATTTTTCTTGATTACCACATTTATTACAAACCATAATTCCTTCATAATCAATAATAACAAGCTCCCCATTACATTTAGCACATTTTTCATGATCTATTGAATAATCTTGTATATCAATAAATCTATTATCTATTTGTGTTAGATATTTTTTAGAGGTATCATTAATACTTGAATTAATTTCTTCATTTTCATCAGCAATATTGAAAAACTTATATAAAGTTCTCTTATTATTATCATTATCACCTATTTTTTGTTTTGATTCAAAATAATCAAAAACATTCTTTGATTGATTTAAAAAGTATTCCATTTTTGAAGATTCCAATATTTTTTTTTTTTTAATATAATTTCTTAATGAATCTTGTATTGTTAATCTCTGTTCCACACTTTTATATGATCTAATGAATAGTGTATTTTTGAGAGATTGTATTTCTTTTGTAATATTTAGTAATTCTTTTTCTTCTTTTTTAAATTTATTTAAAAACTCATCATGTTTACTATCAACAGTTATCGTAGATTTTTTATCAACTTTAATTTTTTTAGAAGATTTAGGCTTAAAAGACATATATCTATAAAATAATGTCAATTTCTCTCTAATATATAATTTTACATTTAGGTTTATTTGTTTATATTTTTTTTTACTTATAAACTAGAAATGAATAATAATATGTCATCAAGCAGAAGAATTAATGTAGATGCAAAAATGTTGCAAAAAATGATATTTATTTATAATTCTTTACAGGATGGATGGAATGTTAATAAAAAGAATGGTAATTATGTATTTAAGAAAAAACATGAAGGAAAAAAAGAAATTTTAAATGACGATTATCTTTCATCATTTATCAAGCATAATTCTAAAATAGAAATTAATTTAGAATAATTAATGTAGGAAAATTAAAGAATTATGTGTTAAATCCAAAAATTATAATATTTAGGGATATTATAAATAATGGCAGGTGGATTAATGCAACTCGTAGCTTATGGCGCACAAGATGTTTATTTGACTGGTTCTCCCCAGATTACCTTCTGGAAGGTGACTTATCGTCGCCACACTAACTTCGCAATGGAGTCTATTGAGCAGACTTTTAATGGTTCTGCTGATTTCGGCCGTCGCATGCAGTGTACTGTTAGCCGTAATGGTGATCTTGCATACCGCACCTATTTCCAGGTGTCTTTGCCCGCAATCAACAAGACCGATGCTAACTATGCCCGCTGGTTGGATTACCCCGGTGAGCAGATGATCAACATGGTTGAGGTTGAGGTCGGTGGTCAGCGTATTGACCGTCAGTATGGT